TGACCCTATCAGGATTCGTTCAATGAAAGGTAATGTCGGGTTTACCCATAATAACATTAACTTGCTCGATGTTCAAGCACCTATTCAAACTATAATTTATTCAGATGACCCATTTTAGTCAAGACTCCTGGGAGATTTACGTTAGGGATAAAATCCTTCAGGTAAGCGATGTTGTTAGATGGTTAAATGAAATGGCCTTAGCCAACCCAAAGGAGCCGCAAATCGTGGATAATATGCTATCCGTATGGCGTGCTACGCAGATGTTGGAGGATATGGTAGATATGAAACGTCACATCGATAAACGTATTGCGGAAGCTCGAACGGAAAACGCCAGGTTGCTTATACAGAACCGGGAACGTCTAATTGAAATTGATGCCCTGAAGAAAGAGTTAGAGCAAATCAAAGAAAATCTATCGTTATGATTATTCCTGTCCCTTTTGCACCTAACGAGGTGTTTTCAATCAACGGAAAGAAGTTTTTGGTTTTGGACTATTGGCGTCCCGTGAGTTGGAGCCAATGGAGCGCCTGGTACCTAATCGAAGACGAGCACGGCAAGAATTACGAAGTGCCGTATTTCCACATCCTAATCCAAAAAGAAAGAGGCAACGCAAAATACGTTGGTACCAAAATATGAACTATAATCAATTCTGCCAGAACATCGGTTATACCGATAAAGGAACTCGTGACTGGGATAATGTTAAAGTCCGAGCAGCATACGTTAAAGCATTTCGCCCTTTCTTCACGCTAACCGAATTGGGTAGGCAGATGGGAAAAAGTCACGCTACAATTATCCATTACCAAAAGCTAAAATTCCCAAGGGATAAGTTTTACGAATCAACATTAGACATAGCAGAAAAATTACGAGGTACCATTCCGGTACCGCAAGATGACGAGGACGAGGGAATGGTTACAAGTGTCCTGAATTATGATTATTTGCTTGAGCAGAATGCCAAACTCGCCACCCAGGTAAAAGAGCTTGAAGCGAAGTTGGCAACGCTTAAAGAATTTGTAAATGGGATTTAGCGTTAACTTTTACCCGTTGTACGGTTTTCTTTTGGGTGCCAACTGGAGCAAGACAGAATTTACCGATTGCGACCAACATAGCGTGGAGATTTGCCTTGGTATTATCTTGGTCGAAGTATTATGGGAATCCTACCCCGATTAGCAAAGCGCCACGAGGACTGGTTGCGTATGGCAAGGTCGTTCGGTCTTGACCGGGACGATGCTCACGACCTTGTGCAGGATATGTACCTACGCTTGTATCAGTACGTGGACAACCCCGAAAAGCTCGAATACGGAGATGATGACGTTAACACGTTTTTCGTCTACATCACGCTGCGGAATATGTACCTGCGGGAGATGACTAATCGAGCAAGAATCAAATTTGTATCAATAGAAGAGTTTGACGATAAGGAGGAAATTTACAACATAGAGTCAGACCAAGCGTTAACCGTACTTCTTGATGCCGTCAAAGGCGAGGTATCTAAATGGGATTGGTACGACAATAAACTCTTTACCATCTACCACGATGGAGATGTATCGCTCCGCAAATTGTCGGAGGCAACAAAGATTTCATTAAGGTCTATTTATAACACTTTGAAAAATGGAAGAGACAAAATCAAAACCAGTTGCGAAAACGAGTACCAAACGTGGGCGGAAGCCAAAGGGACTCGGTGACCGTATCGAGCAGATAACCGAAGCAACCGGAATCAAGGCGGTAGTAGATTGGTTTGCAGAAGCAACCGGGGTAGACTGCGGATGCGAAGCACGTAAGGAAAAGCTGAACCGATTGTTTCCAAGCAAGAATCCTAAATGCCTGGAGGAACCTGAATATAAATGGCTTGACCAATTCTACAAGGAATACAGAAGCACCTTGTCGAGTGACCAAAGCAAAGAGATAGCAACAATGCACGCACGAGTATTTAATCACGCCTACCACGTGCCTTGCGGATGCAACCCGAAACTCTGGAAGCAATGGGTAGAGGAGCTGCGTTCTGTTTATACTGCCTATGAAGGAGAAGGAACTATTTGAGTTCCTTAAACAGAACTACCTGCCCGACTTGACAATGAGCGAGGAGGCGTTCTCGCATTGGGATTGTTTCTCCGCCAAACACGCATTTGAAATTGAGTTGAAGTGCCGGTTAACGCACTATGACGAATTGCTTATTGAAAAGATTAAGTACGATGCTCTGATGGCCAGGGCTGCCAAGTACCAAACAAATCCCATCTACATCAATTCAACGCCAAAAGGTATTTGGGTATTTAGGATAGCAGGAATCAAAATAGAATGGATAAAGAAGCAGCTACCCGCAACAACCGAATTCAAAAGAAAGCATTGGGTAGAAAAGGAAGTTGGGTTAATACATATAAGGGATGGTAAAGAGTTAGGGCTACGGCCCTAATTTTTTTTCTATAATGTTTGGTGTATTGTTTTTTTTTATATGTTTGTCGAAACAAAACACCTAAAACAATGAATCAAAAACTCCAAGACCTCATCATTAACATCACGGTTCCCCTGGCTTGGGTTGCCCTGTGGTGTGTTGCAATCTTTGTTGTATTCCTGCTTCCGCAGGCAATTTGGAATGTGCTATGCAAGTAACATACGTTGACCTGATGGATGCTGCGGCAGACCAGAATGTAGGCCCGGAAGATAACTTCGATACGGTAACTGCTTTTTATGAAGCGTTTGCTGCTTGGGCAGGATTCAAAAACGTAGACGAGTTCTACGACTGGCGCTTAGAATTAGACGGAGAATACGAACAAGGCCCCGATGGGAATCACTTCTACGGTGGTTTTATTCAAGAGCCAAGAGAAATCAACTTTCCGGAAGAGTTCGATATTTCTCCTTTGTACTTACGTGCGGAATCCCATTGCGAATACCTTGCGTGGTAAATTTTAACTATCTAAACTTTTAATTATGACAATAGTAGAATATATGCGCCTGCTTATCAAGCAATACGGAAACGACATTCCACAAGAGGAAATGAACAAGGCAGTTAATTACGAATCGATGCTTCTGGATACTGCCTTTAACAAGGGCAGTATGGCAGCACACGATAAAATTAGAAATATGCTATGAAAATCATTGAACTATTAGATGGTAGCACCTGGGACAGAGGCACCATCCTTGAAAAGATGCAGGACGATTCCTTTTACTACGGACACCTGGCAAAACACGCTTTATCCTCGTCAGCTTGTAAGCTGCTGCTCTCGTCACCTAAAACGTACCACTACGTTACCAAGTACGGCCAAGATGAATCAGATGCCTTCACGGTAGGTCGGTTGGTTCACCTGATGGCTCTGGAGCCGCACAGGATGCAGGAGTACGACATCATTGATGTGCAGAGCAAGAATACGAATATGTGGAAGGACGCTAAAGCAAGAGGCGGACAAATCATAACCAAGAAGGAATACAACGAGGCAAGAAGGATTGCCGATGCCCTATTGCGTAACGAACACGTCTTGGGCTACATCCAGGGCTGCGAGTTTGAGGTTCCTGCAGTTGGAGTGATTGAGGGGTTGCCTTTCCGTGCAAAGGCGGATATTTTAGGTACTAACTTTATTGCAGACCTGAAGACCACTACCGACCTGCGTGCGTTTCCTTATAGCGCCAAGAAGTACGGGTACGACCTCCAGGCGTTTATCTACACCAGACTCTTTGGAGTGCCTATTGATAAGTTTATCTTTATTGCCGTAGACAAAGCGTCACTTGATATTGGTATTTACACCATATCACCTGAGTTTGTTGCCGAAGGTGAGCGCAAAGCGCAAGAGGCGATTAAACTATACAAGGAGTTCTTTATGGGAAATGACAACCCCGAGCTTGACAACTATACCATCATCGGTCAACTTTAACGCTTACAATTCGGAATTATGCCGATTAGACAAATGAAATTTAACAACAAATGACTGACATCACTAAATGCACAGGAGAGGGATGCAAGTTCAAACTCCAATGCTACCGATTCACGGCACCAATGGGAACGTATCAATCAATGTTTGTTGAGGTACCCATAAAAGATGAAGGGTGCGATTACTACTGGCCAGAATTACCCATTCGGATATGAAAGCAATTCTTGAATTTAATCTACCTGAGGAAGAGAACGAGTTTATGGAAGCCGTCAACGGAGGGATGTACAAACACGTCCTATGGCAGTTAGACCAAAAGTTGCGCTCTAACTTAAAATACGGAGAACTTCCAGACGTAGAGTACAAATGCTACGAAACGATACGTAAAGATTTGTATCGGCTACTTAGTGCCAATAATTTGACAATCGAATGAAAACACAAATCCAAGAGCTGATGGCTCTTTATCATCTGCTGGACGAAATCGGTCAAATCATAGATTCCGAGAATAGCGGCCTATCAGCGGAGCAAAGATTAGACGAGATTCAAACAACAATTAGAAATTATTTCAAGAATGACGCCAGTTGAAGAGTTGTTTCAGTTGCTTTGGGATACGCCAAAGGATAAGTTGACGTGGTTTACTATTCGTAAACAAATGATTGAGAAAGAGCAAGAGATAATGAAAAAATCTTTCTCCAATGGCTTTAAGTGGTGCTGCGAGCGTGAGTTCACGGATGAAGTATTTGATGATTACAACGAAACCTTTAACGTCAGCGAGAAAATGAAAACACCAATTGAAATGCTGAATGCCATAATCCAAATGCAAGAAGCGAACTATGGTCGTGGAAGCGATACCCATATGGCATTAAATGAGCTTGCTAAAGAAGCAAAGGAAGTGGTAAATTTTTACACAGCCAACGAGAAATGAAAAACTACTTTTCACGATTGAAGAATCACGCAGGGTTACGATTTGCTATTGGTATTGCGTTATTCCTTTTTGCTTACTCATATACTACAAAACCTTTGGCTGACAGTATTGCTTTGGGATTGTTTTGCAGTTCGCCAATATGGTTAACGGTATTGATTTCAAACTTTTTTAATGACTAACACCAACAAGAAATGAAATTAAAAAGATATTACATATTACCATTTGTATCATTTAACATTGCAGAAAATCCATACCAGAAAATGTATTTTTTAGATTTTGGCACTCGCACAAAAAGTATTTATCACATAATAATAAAAATCTCTAACACCAAAGAAAAATGAAACAAAAAGAACCAAGCAACGATATGTGCGAATGCAAAGTCCCACAACCACAAATCAAAGTCAGTGAAAATGGAACATATGCTTACTGCACAAAATGTATAAGAACAATTAACGTCAACGAGAAATGAAAAGAACACTAATCATTTACAACACAAAAGAGACTACACAAGAAGAAGCAGCACACCTTCTTGATATCCTTAACTGCGATGATTCTATGATATGGGATAATGCAGATAGATGCGGAGTAGAAATTATTGAAGTACCAACAGATAAAACAGAAGAGAAATGAAACAAGTACACGACCCTAATAATTTAGCTAACCTAAAATATATAAATAATGGAGAGTTTCATATTGGGCAATGTTACGATACTCACCCAGCAGAGATGATTTATTGTAATAGCTGCGGAGGCTCAGATTTCAAGGTTGGTCAAGGTTCTTGCTTTACCGCTATAAAATGTAAAAAATGCGAATACGAGGTATGTATTCACGATGGATAATCAAAACCTTTAACACCAACGAGAAATGAAACCAGAAACAGCAAATCGAACAGCATTAGAGTGGCTTGAGTACGAGTTTGTGAAACTTGAAAGCACGATTGGAGTACATAGCAGTATGTATCATTTAATTGAAAAAGCCAAGGAGATGGAGAAGGAGCAGATTTTTGAGGCATACGGAAATGGTTACGAAGCTGGATTTACTTCGGAGGATTTTGTTCCAGAACAATACTACAACGAAACCTTTAACACCAACGAGAGGTGAAAGACCAATTTATGCGGATAGCAATGGCTCGCTTACGAGGCGTCTATCCTTTCAAACCACAACGCAGAGCAGTTGCTGCAAAGATGTGGGTAAGGTTTGTTAACAAGAAGTCCGATAACCAACCTTGCTGGCAGGACGAAGAAGAGGAACTCAATAAGCGAATGAATATCATTGGGCAGAACGGAAACACCGGAGAGCATTATGAAGAATCACACTAAGGTTTACCTGAAGGCAATGGGATTGTCTGCTTTAGAATTTATCCCTTGTGAAGTCTGCAACAGGCGAGCCGTAGACATCCATCATATTGAACCTCGTGGTATGGGAGGCAGTAAACTTATGGACACGCCAGAGAACTTAATGGCGCTATGCCGGGAATGTCACCACGAAGCCGACTTTGGTGTTGAGTTATCAAAAGATTTCCTGAAAGCCGTACACCTAAAAAAGCTGAACAAATGATTCACATCATTACACCGTGTTCCCGACCGGAGAACCTTTCAACAATCAAGGCAACCATCCCGGAGGATTGCACGTGGACGGTAGTCGTTGACGAGAAAGCAACAGGACATTTCCCAAATGGAATTACCTACCTACGTCCTAACGTCTCCGGGGACTGGGGACACCCACTACGGAATGTAGGAATGGAGTTTATATTGGCTCTAAAGGCCAAGAGAGGCGATTACATATACTTTCTTGACGATGACAATATAATTCACCCAGATTGGTACGAAGCCGTTAAAAACGAGTTTTACCCAGTTATCACCTGGGGACAAGTATTTAAGAATGGCCACCCAAGATTACACCCAACCAAAGAGCCACGGGTAGGTACAATCGATACCGCCTCGTTTATGGTTCGTTGTGATGCTATTGGAGAAGCAAGATTCGGAACCGAATACGAAGCAGACGGCCTATTCGCTCAAGAAATGGCTAAGTGGAATACCAAGACCCTCGATGCCTATCTTTGTTACTACAACTACCTACGATGAAAGTATTATGTATTGGTGACCCGGACTCCGGGGTGGTGTACCACCGCATCTATAAGCCCTTTACTCTACTCAAGGAGAAAGGGCTTTTGGACTTTCAGATAATCAACTACAAGCAACCCATCCCGGAAGCCGACTGGGAAGGAGTTACCCACGTTATCTTTTCTCGTGCGCTTCCGTTCACCGGGGAATCCTTTGCAAACTTCTTTGCTATCTGTAAAGCAACAGGCAAAAAAGTAATCATAGATAATGACGATTGGTGGCACCTGGCTCTTGACCACCCTAGTAAAGCAACATACGATAAAGTAAACTTATCAGGAAGGATAGTAAACTCTATGTACTTTGCAGATGAGGTATGGACAACCCAAAAGTATTTAGCAGATAAAATCAAGAAGGTAAATAGAAACGTATATATTCTCCCAAACGGATTAGACCCCGCAGACCCGCAATGGCAAATTACCCGCCAAGAAGCAGATGAAGTACGATTCGGTTACGTGGCCGGCATATCCCACCTTCCAGACCTTTTGCAAAATAAGATAGACCTTTCACCGTATGAATCGTATGTAGCCGACCTTGGGGGGTACCCCGAAGCCGCTAAAGCAAGATTCGCATTAGAAACAAAATCCCCAGAGGAATACGGACAACTTTACCAAATGTTTGATGTTGCATTGGCTCCGTTATTGCCAAGTGAGTTTAACCGCTGCAAATCAAATCTTAAAATGGTAGAAGCAGGGTTTGCCGGTTGTGCGTTAATTGTAAGTGATGTAGCACCGTACTCGCAACATCTGAATAAAAACAATTGCATAGCAGTAAAGCATAAAGGGGATTGGGCAAGTGCTATCAAGTACCTACATCAGAACCCAAACAAAGCCGGTGACATCGCTTTAACATTACACGAAGAGATGACCACAAACTTCAATATCCACGACTTCAACGACATCCGTTTTGAACGGTTGCAAAAAATGCAACAACTGAAATGAAAAAAGTAAACATTGAAACCGTAGTTCCGAATTCGAGTAACCCACGGATTATTAAGGACGATAAGTTTAAGAAGCTTGTAAAGTCCATTCAGGAGTTCCCTCAGATGCTTGAGCTGCGTCCTATTGTTGTGGATGCAAATATGATTGTCTTGGGTGGTAATATGCGCTTAAAGGCGTGCAAAGCCGCTGGGCTTACAGAGGTCCCGATTGTTATTGCCGATAACCTAACGGAGGAGCAACAAGCGGAGTTCATAATCAAAGACAACGTGGGATTTGGTGAATGGGACTGGGACTTGTTAGCAAACGAATGGGATGCTGCCTCAATTACCGATTGGGGACTTGATATTGGTGGCTTCGATTTAAAGGCAGAAGAATTTAACGAGGAGTTCTCTTTGCCAGATGGGGACAAGTCCCCTTTCCAGCAAATGACCTTCACCCTTGCGGATGAGCAGGCAGAGCAAATAAAGAATGCAATCGCAGATATTAAAGCAACAGACGATTACAAATACTGCGAAACCTTCGGAAATGAGAATAGCAATGGTAATGCACTCTACTTAATTATTATGCAATGGGCAGAGCAAAGGAAATAATCGTTAAGGTAATACCCTCCAAGATTGCCAACGAGTTTGTAAAGAAGCATCACTACTCTGGTAAAGTAGTTCCAAACAGCACCCTACACTTTGGAGCGTTTCTTGATGAAAAGTTACACGGAGTATTAAGCTATGGAACTCCGATGGATAAAAGAAGGGTAATGCCTTTAGTTACGCCTTCCCTATGGAATGAGATGCTTGAGCTTAACCGTATGGCCTTTGATGACTACTTACCTAAGTATTCTGAAAGCCGATGTATAGCAATCAGCATCCGACTTCTAAAAAAGAATGCTCCGCATATTAAATGGATACTATCTTATTCGGATGGTACTCAATGCGGAGATGGCACAATATACCGTGCAAGTGGATTTGCTCTTACTGGAATAAAAGAGAATAAAACTATATTAAATTGGAATGGCAGGATAATAGCTGACAAAACCTTAAATAATTCAAACTACAAGAAACTTGGCTTTAGTGCATCTGCTGCAAAGAAGGATGGCGCAACACCTCTAAATGGTTATCAGTTAAGATATATCTACTTAATTGACAAGGCCTGCAAAATAAATTCACCAATTATACCATTTAGCAAAATAGATGAGTTGGGCGCAGGTATGTATAAGGGGCAAAAAATAACCCTCCAAGAGAGGAGGGCTACTTTGAGCGAGGAGGTCGATTCGAACGCCACTTCTTAATTGGAGTATTAAGCGTGCAACCATTACACTTTCCTCGCAGGTGAAACAAATATAAAACAAAGATATGTTATGGACAAAACTGAACAGCATAAAAAGGCAATGCTCGATGCATTGGAAAAATCCCTCGGAGTTGTAACCTCGGCTTGCAAGACGGTAGGCATTGGGAGAACTACGCATTACCTTTGGATGGATAGCGACCCTGAATACAAAGCAGCAGTCGATTCATTATCAGACGTTGCCCTTGACTTTGCGGAAAGCCAGTTGCACAAACAAATTAAAGATGGCAATTCAACCGCTACTATTTTCTTTCTTAAAACCAAAGGAAAGAAACGGGGTTATGTAGAACGGCAGGAGT